AGAGCAGTTTCAACATTTCAAGGATAGGCGACCCCCTTGGATAAAGTTGTATCGAGACATTCTTGACGATATTGAATGGCACTCTCTTGATCCACAATCAAGCAAAGTCTTAGTCATGTGCTGGTTAATTGCCAGTGAGAACGAAGGTCGATTACCTGATATGAAAACACTGGCATTTAGACTAAGAATGTCAGAAAAGAATACTTCCGAATCAATTATCAAGTTGTCTCACTGGCTGGAACAAGATGATATCGGAGTGATATCAACACGATATCAAGATGATCTACTAGAGACAGAGAGAGAGACAGAGAAAGAGGAGAGGAAGAAGGTGCAACGCGGGACGCGCTTGCCAGCAGATTTTGAGATGCCTAACGAATGGTCTATTTTTTGCCACAGCGAGCGCCGTGATCTGAATGCTTTAAGAGTCTTTAGCGAATTTAAAGATTATTGGATTGCTCAACCAGGACAAAAAGGTGTTAAGACTGATTGGGATGCTACATGGAGAAACTGGGTTCGTAGGCAAAACACACCTAAATTATCTCCTGCTGACATCGCAAGAACAACAGTCCCTGGAAAACAAGAGCGTGATCCTGCCTTGGTTAAGCTGGACAACGATGCAAAGATAACCGCACCACCTCCTACCCACATCTTGGAGCGTTTCAAACAGTTAAGGAAGGAAGCATGAATGAGTTGGCTTTATTCGCGGGTGCAGGTGGAGGCATTCTTGGAGGCAAACTCCTTGGATGGCGAACAGTCTGTGCAGTTGAGTGGGAACCCTACCCCGCAAGCATACTGTGCGCCAGACAAAATGACGGTCTTCTCCCGCCTTTCCCGATTTGGGATGACGTACAAACCTTTGACGGAAAACCTTGGAGAGGAATTGTTGACGTGGTATCTGGAGGGTTTCCCTGCCAGGACATCTCTGCCGCAGGAAAAGGCGCAGGAATTGACGGAGAGCGATCAGGAATGTGGGGAGAAATGGCGCGCATCATTCACGAAGTACGACCCAAGTTCGTGTTCGTGGAAAACTCACCAATGCTCACTTCTAGGGGACTTGGACGAGTTCTTGGAGACTTGGCCTCAATGGGGTTTGATGCGCGGTGGGGAGTGTTGGGAGCAAACGCCGTTGGTGCACCCCATCAAAGAGAGCGCATTTGGATTTACGGTTCCCACCCCAGTAGCCAGCGATGGAACGACAGGGTCGGTGATTGGAAAGAACGACAGCTTTTACGAGACAAAAACTGGGATGCCTCGCAAAGTAAATCAGAACGGGAAGGATGGTTCAGTTGGGTTGGGCAGGTTGGTTCAGATGTGGCCTTCTCCGAAAGCAAGGGATTGGAAAGATGGCAAAACAGAAGGAACATCCAACAGGCAAAGCCCAGATTTGGGGAAGGTAGTTGGACAGTCAAAGACTACTGGCGCACTGAACCCAACGTGGGTAGAGTGGCTGATGGGGTGGCCGCTCGAGTGGACAGACTTAAAGCCATTGGCAACGGACAAGTCCCACTCTGTGCCGCAACAGCCTGGAGAATATTAAGTGACCAAATCTGAAGCACATAACCTTTTGGACATGGTGAAAAATGGAATCCTCATCGAAGCCCACCGGATCAGAAAAGCCCTCATCCTCACCGGAGACATTCCCCACATACTTGGAAGACCTAGAAAACAGATTAGTGGAGCACTACGCGAGGATGGCAATCAATCACATCGAGCATTCTCGGTACATGGTGAAGATTTTTCAGAAGGACTTTCCTGACTTGGGAAAGAAAGTAGCAAAGAGACTAGGAGAACTAAATGAACAGAGATGAAATTATCAAGATGGCTGAATCCTGTGGGATTCCAGAGTACGAGAACAACGAATCTCAAGCTGACAATATCGTTAGTTTTTTTTACTTGGTTCAAGCCGCTGAAAGAGAATCATGCGCCAAGGTTGTTGAAGACTATCTTTCTGTTGGTCTTGCAAAAGAAATGTCAAGAATCATTCGAGACAGAGGTAATCAATGACATTCATGGTTAACTTCACAGTCTACGGTGAGCCTCAAGGCAAAGCCCGACCAAGATTCAGAAAGGTCGGAAACTTCGTCCAGACTTACACACCACAAAAGACAAAATCTTACGAAGACGAAATAAAGATGTTTGCAAGAGCCGCAATGGGGTCTTCAAAGCCACTAGAAACGCCCGTAGACCTTTATTTATACATCAGGAAGGGCATACCAGCGTCATACTCAAAAAAACGCCGAAACGACTGCATTTCTGGAATTGAGCAAGTTACGACAAAACCCGACATTGACAACGTTCTCAAGGCTTTCATGGACGCAATGAATGGAATTGTTTACCTGGATGACAAACAGATCGTGACGATTAACTGTGCAAAGGTATACAGTGAAGTCTCTGGTGTAGATGTATTGGTGAAAGAACATGGCAGTCTTCAAACTTCATAACTATCAACAAGCATGGCAGCTAATTGACGATTTGCGACCAAGAATAAAAGCTAGATTGCAGTCTGGAAATGTGTTAACCTTAACAATCGAAGAACCTAAGAAAAGCCGTGAACAAGAGGAAAAGTATCACGCAATGATTGGAGAGATTGCAAAGCAAGCCCAACACTTGGGCGCAAGCTGGACAAGCGAGGAATGGAAAAGACTTCTCGTTGACCAGTTTTGTCGGGACACCGATAGAAAGCCAGGAAAAGTCGTTCCAAGCCTTGATGGTGGCGCAATCGTCCAGTTAGGGGTTCAGACAAGAAAGTTCAGCAAAGAGGACGGCAGCGAGTTTATTGAATGGCTCCATGCCTGGGGATCAAAAAACGGAATCACTTTCAAGGAGTAGTAAATGAGTCTAGAAGTCATGAAACAAGCATTAGAGGCTTTGGAACAAGTCAAACCCTTGTACACCAAGCAACACGCAATCGCTGCCCTACGCCAAGCCATAGAGCAGGCTGAGAAGCGTCAATGGATTGATCTAACCAGCGATGAAATCTGGGAAGTCTACAAAAAGCACGACTCCATGCAATACATGGCATTTGCAAGAGCCATTGAGCAATCCTTGAAAGAAAAGAACAGTCAATGATTCACTATCACGGACTACCAATTACACCAGCAACAGCCGCAGCCAAAGCGATTGATGCCGGACACGCATTTGTGAGTTTTGCTCACTCTGACCAGTTATCCATTGCGATTGAGTTATGCCAATCTTTTGCTGTGGATAACGGAGCGTTTAGCGCATGGAGATCAGGAAATCCGATCACCGACTGGACTGCTTTCTACGACTGGGCATTGAATGTTAAGAAAATCCCTTCTTGTGACTTTGCAGTCATTCCAGACGTAATTGATGGAGCAGAGGCAGACAACGATGATCTGTTAAGAGACTGTCCTTTACCGACATGGTTTGGTGCTCCGGTCTGGCATATGCATGAAAGTCTTGAGAGACTTGAACAGTTGGCAAATACTTACGTCAGGGTTTGCATTGGAAGTTCTGGCGAATTCTCAACCGTTGGCAGTCAAGCCTGGTGGTCAAAGATCGGTCAAGCCATGAGGATTCTTTGTGATGACATGGGAAGACCAATTTGTAAACTTCATGGGTTGAGGATGTTAGACCCAGAGATTTTTACAAAACTTCCATTTGCATCTGCTGATAGCACAAACATTGGTAGGAATGTCGGAATCGACAATAACTGGAAGGTGGGAAACTACCAACCACCGACAAAAGAAATGAGAGCACAAGTCATGCGGTCAAGAATTGAGGCTCACAATGCTCCGGCAGTTTGGGGTTTTCAGATGGTTGAACAAGGAGTTTTATTGTGAACAGGTATTCAGTTAAGTTCAAATGCATTTGTCCAAATAACAAAAAAACCATTAGTTATGATTTGGTGATTGAGACTGACGAAATGATTATGGTTGAGGAACTAACTCAGCACATTAAAGATCGCTGTTCTGAGGGCTATCACGAAAGAATAGCTGATGATTTGTTTAGTTCGTTTGGTGGTGAACAATACATGATTGCCAATCATCATGGTGTGCAAATTGAGACTTTCAGGAAATGATGTATCCAAAAACTGAGTACATAAGAAGCCAAAAACTCTTGAAGGCTGTGGCATCGTTAAGGTGTATGCACTGCGGCGGGTGAAGCGGCTAAGAAGATGGCGGCGGTGACCACCAAGGTTATCAAGTACTCATGCACTCAGTCTGGTTTGGACGGGCGTGGGTTTGTGAAGGAGGGCAAATGAGACACGGAATCGACTACAAGAAAGTTCACTGCAAGGTTGGCGATAAGGTTCCGGTCTACCCGTTCTCTTGGCTTGGTGAGCCTTTCGTGGGTGTTGTTGAGAAGGTCAAGATGAATCAATTTGGCAGGGTGAGCTACGTCATTGGCAACAGAGAGGTGTTTGCTGAGGAGTTGTTGCCTGCGGTTGGTCAGCCAAAGTTAAAAATGAGAATCTCCAATGAGTGCTCACAAAATCCTATCAAACAAGGCTGAAAGACGTCTGCAATGGTGGAAGCCAGAGGACGGTGCATGGATTGATATTGTGTCGCTGATTAACGCTTTTCCTGACATTTCAAGAAATATCTGGTTGGCATCTTTGATTGGGTCTAAGGTCGGTTGGGAGCAAAGCCAAGTTAAGAGATTGCCTCTTGAGGGCAGAAAATACCGAACCCGCACAGTGGTTTTGGTAAGAAGTCTCAGGGATTGGTTGCATCACTACAACCCAGGCAAAGAAGCAACCGTTAACAAACTGGTGGATGATCTCTTGACCGACTCAATGAGTTACCAGACCTACCTTAAGGACTTGAGAACTCAGACCAGATTAAAGAGTGGTGTTAAGCGAGAGAAAAAAGAAAAAGAAAAAACAGAGAAAATCGGAAAGATAACAAGCCGAGAGGTTTTTAACGTATGGGGTTGATGTATCCAAAAACTGAGTACATAAGAAGCCAAAAACTCTTAAAAGCCGTGGCAAGTTTAAGGTGTATGCACTGCGGAACCAGCGAAGGCGTCCAGGCAAGTCACTCAAACTGGGCAGAACATGGAAAAGGACGTTCCCTGAAGGCAAGCGACATTTACACGGCGGCACTCTGTCTGAGGTGTCACTTTGAAATAGACCAAGGCAGAGACTTAACAAAAGACCAAAGGAAAGAAATGTGGGTTAACGCACATAAGAAGACCGTGGAGACTCTTGTTTTAAATCGGGAATGGCCCACTAGTATTCCCGTACCAAAGGTGTAAAATCGACATGACTGGGACGCCCGAGTTCTCCTCTCACGCAGTTGCCTTCCCCAGTTGGGGGATGCGTCCCCCTTCTTTTTGAAAGGTTTATATGGCTGGCTTACTCGCTCCCGCAGAGGAGATCGTGATTGAAATCCAAGAGGCTGAGAAACCAGTCAT